TAATATCCCTGAAAGCCTTTCGACAAATCTTTTCCCGAATATCGCATCATCCTGAACAACTAAATGAAAGTCCGCTTTCGGGTCAAAGGCTTTCCATGCTCTCTTTGCGTTGCCCCAGGGGCCAAGATTGCCCGGATCTCCGATCTTGCCGTAGTCCATAAAGACAGGCACATCGCCAAGCGTTTCTAACAGATAGTCTATTCTGTTAATCCGGCTCTCGTGGGCCATTATCGCTGCACTGATTTTCATAATTACGGGTTGCTTTCGTTGTCGATTTGACAAATGATGTTAAGCGTTACAAAGGCAATGCCCCTGGTCCTTTCATCATTTTCCCATTCAACATCTTCTGCACCTTGCCTGATTGTTACCCCTTGTTGGCCGTATATTGGCGTTCCGTCTGGCGTTGTAATCCAAATATATCCTTCTTCTTGCTTTATTCTGCAAAGTCCCTCCGGCCACTTTCTGTCAATTTCCATGTTTTGTGTTTTTAAAGGTTTCTATCTATCTCATCAAACCCCGTATCAAACTCGCTGCCTAACTCCTGTAATCCCATTGGCTGGTATAGCTTGTCGGCTGCCTCGTTCTCGTACCTGTCATACTGCGTGGCGGTGCGTTTCTCGTTCAATGTCACCCAGTCCATCGTTTTCAAGGTATTGGCCAAGGTGTCCAAATCATCCTGTATCTCGCTGATGGCCATAAGGTCATAGTCGATGTAATAATCCGGCCCGTAGGTCGAAGCCACCCGGTAATTAAAATGGTCTTTCAGGCTGTCAAGGTCTGGAAGTACGCTTGTGGTGATCAGGGCTTTCCGGGCCTCTTTGAAGTTATCCAACGTGCTTGCATCCGTACTTAACAACGAAGGGTGGATCCTGAAAATGTTGCATAACATTTCCCTGTTCATCTTGCGGGCTTCCATCACGCCCAAATCTACCGGGCTTTCTCCAATCTTTACGAAGTTCAACGGTGAACGGTGAAAGGCTAATTTCTTATTGTTCTTATATCCTGTCTTAGCTGCTAACTTTTCCAATAGGGCCTCGGCCTGTTCAGGGGTGTATTCTATATCCGTGTTTTCTGTTCCCGTGATAAAGCCCTTTAGGCCCTCGTTAAGGAATGCGGAGGACTGCCCTTGTATTCCCATATTGTCTTGTGAGATAATCGCTGCGGCGGCTCTTAAAGGCGGCATACCGTACAACTGACGGCCGTCTTCCTTCCAAAGCAAATTCGGATATTTCCAATGTACGATTTTGTCAGGAGTCAGTTCATCCATGCCCCAGCCGTCTAACTTATATCCTAAAACAGGTTCTAATGGTGAACCTCCAATGATCTGCATCCTATCGCCCGGCAACGGGTGCATCTGCAACACCTTCTTTGAACCTGGGTTAATGATGTTGGCCCAATACGCATTGCCAACCACATCCCTAAATGTCCAAAGTTCCTCCACGAAGTCCTGAATAGTCTGGTAATTGTTTGGCCTTTCCATCAGGCTGTTTAACGGCGTGCCTTCTACCTCTTGCAATGCCTGTTCTTTGAGTTTTAAGCTCCGGTACAGGTTATCCGTTTTCGTTGTTATGGCGTTGTACTGCCTGAACTTTTCTTTGTTCGTTATCTTGTAAACCAGCCAGGGTATCTGCTTTGCGGCCGTGGCCCTTAGACTAATAACAGAATACACCGTTGGATTAAACGCATAACCCAACGTGATATACTCCGTTAGCCTTGAACCTATCGGCACGGGTTGTTTTCGGCTTAAAAAGCGATACATCATATTAAAGATGGCCGCATAGTCCTCATTTGTGATTGGCGGCTTTTCCTGTTTCTTAAAAATGTCCCAAAGGCTCATAGCACGAAGTTTTTAGCTGTTTTTGTCTGTATTGCATACCTTACTGCATCAATCCCGTGATTGTACATATCTACGGGCTTCCCTGTGGCCTTTCCCTCTTTATCCTTTACCCAGGTGTAATTTCTGAATTCTTTGATTAGGTTCGTGCTTTGCTTGGTGATGTGTATGTTAAACGATAACATCCTGTCAATCCCGGCCCTTATCGAGTCCGGCCCTTTTACTGCTGGCTTCACGTTAAAGCCTGCCTGCCGGATCTCGTGGATGCTCTTTGGCTCTGCTGAATCTGCAATGATCTCGTCATAGTGCGGCTTTAAACCGTGCTGCTTTAATAATTGAACTATCTCCCTGTTCGTTAGTTCTGTTTGGTAAATTACCTCATCCAAATACAAATCATCCCCTCTGGTTGCTATCCTGATCAACGCTGTCGGGTCGTTGCTAAATCCGAAGTCCAAACCATACGCCACCCGGTCGGCATCGGGTAAGGTATCGCAAAAACTAAAGGCCGGAAATATCAACCCTTCCAGTTGGCCTATCTGTCCGAGGCCGTACACCTGCCACCAGTTCTGATTTTTCTTTCCTCGCTCAATCTCTTTTACTTGGTTCGCCGTAAGGAATGGATTGTCTTTGTACGTGGAGTGAATCCAGGCGCAATCTTTGTCCGGCTTTAATTCCGTATGAGCCCAAAACTCGTGCGTAGGATTAAAGTCGATGAATATCTGCCCTGTGGTTCTTACGAACAAATGCCGGGCAATGTCGAAGGATATGTTTTGGGCCTCGTTAATAAACAATATATCCCTTGCCGGGCCGTGAACCTTGCCGGGGCTGTCCACGCTAAAGAACTCAATCTTTGAACCGTTTGGAAGTGAATAGGTGCTTTCTACCTTTGCCCATTTCGTTTCATCCCAGACGCCCCAATCTTCCAGAATATTTTGAAAATCCCGTATTGCCCCCTTTCTTAGGTGTGGGTATGTTTCAGAAACTACCGAAATAAGAACGGGCCTGCTTGCGGCTATGTTATACAGTAAGCCCAAAACCGTAAAAGTTTTTGAACTTCTGGTGCCTCCCTCGTTCACTACATACCGGAAGCCATCGTTAAACGCTTTGGCTGTCAGGGCCAGAATGTCCTTCATATAGTTTCTTTAATTCATCTTCGCTTGCCTTGCTTAGTACGGTTATCTGTGGCTGGTTAATCTTTTCGCCTTGCGTTGTATGGTCAATGTTTTGTTTTGGCTGTCCGTAACGATAGGCAAGCCACGTTTTAATTGCCTGCTGGTCTTGTTCTTTAACTAATGCGGCTAACTTCTTCCAAACCTCATCGGGCGCAAGTATGGCATCCATCCGCTCAATGAGTTTTATTTCATCGGCTTTTGGTTTCCTTCCTGAATTTGGCCTTTTGCCACCGTGTCCGTTCGCCACTTGAGAAAAATTGGTTAATCAACTATTTATGTAGTCGTGTTCAAATTTACTTTAATTTTCAATACGTTGCAAATTTCAGCGAAATTCTATGCTCATTAGGTACATCGAATACCTCCGGCCATCCTTTAACTCCCCCTTATTCCATCCTGGCTTGTCCTTGTGTGTTACCATGTGGCCCTTTGCCTGCCAACGGTTCAAGCGGTACAGCTCCCAGGCTGCAGCCTTACAAATCAGTTTTCCATTGTCCTTGAACTCTTTTCCTCGGAATTGAATAAAGAATTCTGTTGCGCTGGTTATTTTTTCCATCCGTTACGTATTTGATTTTTACGTCTTGTGTCTTGCTTCTGTTTGCCCAGTATCTCATAAGAAATCGTTTAGCATCATTTCAACGTCTGGTTTTTCTGCCCCGGTGTCCTTCAGAATAATCGATAAAACACGTTCATAAACTTCGCTGAACGTGTCATCATCCATGTTCGAGAATGCTATGCTTTCCGGCTCGTACAATTCACCCTTTGGCGTGTGGTACACTTTATAGAACCCGGCCCGCATCGTTACCCACCTTCGATAAGTGTCAAACGGCATTTCCACGTCTGTATTTTCCCAGCCTATGTTTAGCAAGGCAAAAAACTTTTTATGAAATTGGTAATTCCGGGGCCGTTTTACTTCGACCTGGTAGGTTTCGCCAATCTTTAGTTTTCGCTTTTCATCCAGGTCGCTGGAATAAAGTGGCACTAAACCATTGATTGTATTTCGCACGGTGATTACCATCCCCAATGTGTCATCATAAATGCCGAAATGGTAGCAATGGCTATCAATGTCAATGCCGCTACGAAGTACGCTACTGGCTCGTGGCTGTCAATCCAGTCCAGAAATTCCGTGATGTCCTTTACGTCTTGGTTCTCAAATTCTCGTGTTTTCATAACTCGATTTTTTTTAATAGGCCATCAATTAATGTTTGTGGCCTGTAAATGTTCTGCATCTGAAATGCCTCGTTCCTTATCCATCCCCTCTGTTTGTATTGTTTGAACTTGTTTAATGTGATTCTCAAAAATGCTGCCGCCTGCCTGTCGCCCCAGATCAGGAAGTTGTCTTTATATTCCTGGCTTTCTTTTAGTGCTATCAATGTTTTGAACAAAGTAAAGTTGAATTTCTCATGCCTTGTAAAGTTGAAATTCTCATTCAGCCGGTACATTATCTTTGTGGTGTTTGGCTTTCCGTACAACTTTACTGCTAAACCGTAATTTACTAACACCACCGCTTCCGGGCTGTTGTGAAATACCACTTGCCGGGGCTTGCTCTGGCTCACCGTTTCCGGGCCGGATCTTGTTCGCTGGTATTGCTCCTGGATTGTCATTTTATCCCCATTGTTTTGCCATTGCATCAGCTATGCCTTGGAATGTTCTGCTCCGTTCTTTCCATCTGTCCGGTCCTGGATGCAGCTTCCAAACTCTTTGTTCCCTCCCAGAAACTATTTTCGTAGGTAAAAGAACAGGCAATCTTTTAAGCCATAAACAGGTTGCTTTCGTTTCACCATGTCCAAACTGCCAGGGCTGTATAATCTGACTATATTTCTGCCCTATCTCATTAATACCGTATTTGTGCATAATAGGGTTTTCGATTGCAATTTTATTAATCGGGGCTTTCAATAAGGCCCTGAAAAATATAGCTGCATCAACCATGTCATTCCATCTTTGGTTGTTATCCTTTAGCCACCTTACACCGGAATTTGCCAGATACGTACACGGCGGATGGGCAATCATTAAATCCCATCCATCGTAAAGAATATCAAACACATTCCCCTGATAATGATTCCCTGGTTTTTCTGTTGGCAATAAATCACAACTATAGGCCTCATGCCCTCTGGCTGCGAAAGCATCCCTGACAACTCCCGAATATTCGCAAGCAATTAAAACTTTCATTTGTACCTCTCAATCACTTCAAGTAAATAAAACCTGTTCCACTTAAACCCCAGGCGTTTGTATTGGGCCGCTTTCAGGTGCAAGGCTTCCACTCTCTCGTTTCCTATGCGTTCCCTCAAATTCTTTTCGTATTCGGTCAGGTTGCCGCTTAAATACCAGTTACATTGCTTACATTGGCCGTTTACGTTATCGGGTTCAAACCTCAATCCGGGGTGTTTTCCGGCTGAATAAAAGTGTCCGGCTTGCAACCTCGTATATCTCCCGCAGCTAATACAGGGCTTGTCCTGATCTCGTTTCCTGATAAAGGCGTGAAACTTTAACACGGCCTTTGCGATTAGTTTAGGAATTGTGTCCATT